CAATTACCACCTCATCCATCCAATGCTGACCCTTTAGCCAGCGTTCAGGGTCTTTACGGAATTTGTTATCAGGCTTGGCTTTTTTGTCTGCTTTAGCCTTTTCAACAATTTTTTGTAATAAATCGTCTTTGAAGGCTATTTTTGACCATGCCTTTAGTGAATTTGGTTTGCCTACTTTTTTATCATAAGCATCCCAAAATAAATCAAAGCCGATAGGCTGTATGTTTTTTATTGGTTTATGGTTATTGGTTATTGGTTTATGGTTAGCATTGCCTTCGGATTGCGTTGGTATTGCGTTCGCATCAACTTCCTTATGTTTACTGCTCCAGCGAGCCATTGCGGATGCTCTAGCACTAGCTGATTTACCATGAAATTTAGCTATTCCATCCTCGCATCTTTTATGAATATACCCAAATTCAGTCAATTCAAAGAAGTCTGTTAATACGTTTTGAAGCGATTGCTGTTCTTCCGCAGTCCGAACGCTATGCGAACGCATAAGCTTCGCAAGGTCATTGCTTAAAGGAATTTCATCCAAATAATAACTATCTAAAAGTTGCCTATAAATTCCATGCTCAAGCAACGATAGATGAGAAGTATCTTTCCGATAATCCCCAATATTGTGTTGGTAATAGTGCATTTCAGCCCTTCTTAAAAAGATCAGGTCTTAACATTTCTCTTGTTAAACGCAGCTCTGAAAGCTCCTCAATTTGTCGTAAATATTTGAATGGAACCTTAGTAGAGTTCCATAAATAGATTGTCTGGGGCTTAATTCCTAGCTTTTCAGCCAGGTTTATCAGGCTTCCAAATTCAATTTTCAATAAATCAGATGGGTTCATGTATTACTCCTTTTCCGCTATCATATAGCAAAAATATAGAAAAATACACCTATTAGGGAATCCCCCTATAAAAATAATTGAAAAAACCTATTGCAAACCTTAATTTTGGTCTATACTGAAAGCTCTTAAACAAGTGATGAAGGGAATGAAAATGAAAGATGCAATAGGAGTAATAGTTTTAGGGATTGTTCTAGGTGCGATGTTTGCTTATGCTCTTTTAGGAGGGTTTTAATTATGGGAATGAATAGAGCTGATGCTTACTACGAACCTGATGATTACGATGATCGTTCTGATGAAATTGAAGAACGTACCTGGCAACTCTTAAAAGTTGGTGGCAAATTTGACTATAGAACTTCAGAAGCTATTTCTGAAGCTTTAAGTGAAATGGGAGTTGATGATTCTCAAGCTTTGCAAGATGTTATTGATTCAGGTGATTACGAACAATTAGGTAGAAAACTAATCTCAATGGCTTGTGAATACATGGAAGGCCATGCCAAAGAAGTAGCTGAATTTGAAATTAACGATTAAGGAAAAGTGATGACTAAATTTTTAGAACTACGCAAAATCAATGTAAACGAACATACTGAAAAGAAAGGTAAGTTTACTTATTTAAGTTGGTCTTGGGCTGTTGACCAGCTTCTTCAGCAAGATCCTCAAGCTACATGGACTTATGGAGATCCAGTTTACTTTGCTGAAACTTTGATGGTTTTTTGCTCAGTAACGGCTTTTGGCAAAACTATGACAGCTCAAATGCCTGTCATTAATAATCAAAACAAAGCTATTGCTAATCCTGATGCAATGGCAGTAAATACAGCAATGCAACGATGCCTGGTTAAAGCTATAGCCCTTCATGGTTTGGCTTTGTATATCTATTCTGGTGAAGATCTTCCTGATGAAGATATACCTGATTTAACTGTATTAGCAAAAGAATGGGCAACAGAAATCAATGTATGCAAAACCATTGACGATTTAAAAAGAGTTTATGGAACAGCTTATTCTGCTGTAGCTAAAGACAAAAATGCCGTTCAAATAATTGCTGATGCTAAAGATTTGCAAAAAGGCACTTTAATGGCATTGCAATCATGAACAATGAACCAGTAGCGTGGATTGCAAGAGGCGATAACACAAGCGTATTTTTTGATTTGGATTGTGCTTTATCTATTGATGACAGTCCAACACCACTTTACACTCATCCAGCAAAAGAACTACACCTATCACTTCAAAAAAGTAAAGAAACAGGTGAACTATTAGCTGTTACTTATACAGATGACGAACATAGGATTGTTGAAGTGTTATGGCAAAAACCACCAGCAAAGACACTAACAGACTTTGAAATCAGGGGTGTTATGGCTTTAGACGAATGTTGGGTTGGTGAAGATTGCAGTATCCCTAATATGATTGCGTTTGCTAGAGCAATACTAAGAAAGGCATCCGAATGAACCAAGAATTTTTAAAACAGTTATTTGATTACAAAGATGGCAAGTTACATTGGAAAGAAAGCCCAAGTCGTAATGTAAAGGCTGGTGATGTTGCTGGGCATTTTGGTAATCGTAGGTATGCCCAAATCCGCATTAACGGCAAATACTATTTAAAACATAGGCTTGTGTATATGTACCATCATGGGCATTTACCGCCTGAACCATTGGTGATTGACCATATAAACCGCAATAGGTTTGATAACAACATTGAAAATCTTAGGGCAGTTACAAAGTCAGAGAATCAGCGTAATAATAAATTTAAGGCACAAGAGAAATGACCACTTTTACTACAGAAGATAGAGTAGCTGTTCAACAAGGTACTCCAGAGTGGCATCAGCTTAGATTAGGCAAAGTAACGGCTTCTAGAGTAGCCGACATATTGGCTAAGACTAAGACAGGGCCATCCGCTTCAAGGCAGAATTACCTTATTGAATTAGCTTTACAGCGCACTACAGGCATCATCCAAGAATCTTACTCCAATGCAGCAATGGAATGGGGTACTCAAACTGAACCACAAGCAAGGGTAGCTTATGAGGTTAGAACCAATAATTTTGTCGATCAACTCGCTTTCGTTGACCATCCTAGTATTGATTGGTTTGGTTGTAGCCCTGATGGGCTTGTGTCTGATAGGGGTCTTTTGGAAATTAAGTGTAGGCATTCTGCTAGTCATTGGGAAACTATCAAATTGGATGAAATACCTAAAAAATATTGGATTCAAATGCAAGCGCAATTAGCTTGCACAGGCAGAGAATGGAATGACTATGTTTCTTTTGACCCTCGCATGCCAGAACGTAGCCAACTATATATAAAACGTGTTTTTAGGGATGAAGAATTTATTTCTGAAATGGAATCGGAAATTAAAAACTTTCTTTTAGAAGTTGAAACAGAAGTCAATCTTATGAGAAACAGATGAAAAAACAACTTTATTGGGTTTGGGCAGCAATGATACAAAGATGCGAAAACCCAAACAATAAGCAATTTTATAACTATGGAACTAGAGGCATTCAAGTTAGCAAAGAATGGCGGTCATCTTTTAATCAATTTATAAAAGACATGGGTATTCCTAATGCTGGAATGACTGTGGAAAGAATAAACAATGATTTGGGATATTCAAAAGATAATTGTCGTTGGGCTAATAGGCATGACCAAGCAATTAATAGAAGATTGTTTAAAAGCAACAAACTTGGAGTTAAGGGTATAGAAATTAGAAATTACGGAGCTTATAGAGTACGAATTAAAAGGCATAAAAAATTAGTTTTAGATGTAACAGTAAGTGATTTTTTTGAAGCGTGTTGTATTAAGAAGTCTTTTGAAAATAAGAAAGGGATGTAAATTATGGGCATAGAATATTACCTCAAAGCAGCAGTTTCAGAGTATGTAGATAAAGATGGAGCAACAAAAAAGCGTTACGCAACAATAGGAATTGTTACAAGGACAAAGAAAAACGACCTTATGGCAAAGATTGAAATGTTACCTTTGTTGGGCATGAAAGAAGGCGCATTTTGGTGCTACTTAAATGTTCCTGAAGACAAGCCAACACAAACAGCAACTCAAGCCACAGCGCCTGATTTAAATGATATTGAATCAGATATTCCGTTTTAAATCATGCTTACTAATGAGGATGTTTTAAAAGATCGTATTAAAACCCTTGAGGGAGAGCTTCAATATATGCAAGATGGATGGAAAAAAGTAGAAATCCTAAAGTCTGAAAATGAGGCTCTCCAATCAAAAATTGAACGGCTTAAAAAACAAGTCAAACATTTAAAGCAAGAATTGGAGTTTGTATGAACGAACATATTTGGACTGCAAGTGGTACTGACATTACTTTGCGCTGGAGAAAAGCTGGATGGGTTCCTCCATCTGAGATTCAGTCATACAAAGACAAATGGAAATACTTTCAAGAGCTTCCATTGCGTTCTTTAGATGCTCAAGGCAAAATTGAGTATGAAGGTACTCTTAAACTTAATAAAATTTTTAGGATTAAATAATGGCAACTAAAAAACTAACAGTAAAAGAACCAGCCATTAAAGAAAAGTCTGGAAAAGTTATTGTGGCTAAGTCAAAAGCTTACAGCCATGATGAGCTTAAAAAGATGGCTGGTAAAGCTGCCAAAGGCGCAAAACATGAATTTGAGCTTTCTAATGGCAGGATTGTTACTCGCAAAGCAGCAGCAAAAGTAGCTGAAAAAGCTGGTGAAGTTCCTAAGTCTGTAGGAAAAAAACTACATTCTCATGATCTTCGTAGAGCTGAAGGCATTAAAAAGAAAAAAATGTAATGACAGATGACCAATGCCTCATGTTTGGCCTAGCCGTAATATTTGGCTTTGGCATCATTATTTTGTATTTAATCGGACAAGACCAATGATTGAAAAATTAAAAAAAGTTTTTGAATATAAAGAAAACAATCTTTATTGGAAAATAAAACCTTCAAAAAAAATACTTATAGGCACAAAAGCTGGATATATAGATAAAAAAGGATATATTCAAATAAGATTTGATGGAAAATTTTATTTAGCACATAGAATTATTTTTGCTTTGAATTATGGTTATATGCCTAAATTTATTGACCACATTGATGGCAATCCTTCTAATAATTCTATTGATAATTTAAGAAAATGTAATTTATCTGAAAATCAATGCAATTCAAAATTAAGGGTTGATAATAAATCAAATATCAAGGGTGTAACTTGGAATAAAGCAAAAAACAAATGGCAAGTTCAATTACAAATTCAAGGAATAAACAAATATTTTGGTCTTTATTACAATATTGATTATGCAAAATTTGTAGCTGATGCTATGCGTCATAAATATCATAAGGAGTTTGCAAATCATGGTTAATGAATCCATTCCTTTTGCTGGAAACGTGAAAGTTCCATCAGATGATTGTGAAGAAACCTTTTTTGCTGTTTATCCTGATTTCTTTTATGAAGGATCTACAGCTCTTAATCTGTGGACTCAAGCCTGGCAAGCAGCTTTAGACCATGTTGAGAACAAAAAGCCTTTAATTCAGCTTATATGACAAAAAAGCCTAAAAGAAGTAAACATGAGCAAGAAGCAATGGCTGAATATTTAACTAAAAAATTTGCTGAGATTGATGCTCAACAAGAGTTAATTCCAGTAGTGATGCAAAGAGGTGAATGGGAAGCTCTTAAATACACAATAGAGCTTGCCCTTAATTTAAAACATAAAAAGCGACTACATCGCTAGAATATCCATAGCTTTATGTATTTTATCAATTCTATCTTGTAATCCTAAAAGACCGCCATTTATTCTTTTAGTCATTGTTTCCCAATTTTCATCGTCTGCCAACAAATTAATTTGCTTGCGATTCCAGTACCATCCAGCAGACATACAAGCCCATTGTGGCTCTAATAGAAGCTCTGGTTGCGTTATAAATGGCTGACTTAGGGCTTGTCCACATACTGTGTAATTTGAACGCCCTGTGAGCTGTATAACGCCTCTACCATGAAATTTCCAGCCATCACCATCTTCAGTATTGCCAAGATCGGCTCTACCGCCATAAACCTTGTTTGCAATAGCCTGTGGATTGTTTGCGTACTTTTCGGCAGTTGCAGCATCAGAAAAACGAGAAGGCCAGACTCGCATCAAAGCACCAGCAGAATAATGAAGGTTTTCTTCTAAAGTTTTGAAGTTGCCTGATTCATGCTGGCATTGACCAATAAAGGCTGCCTGGCGTTTTGGGGTATCTATGCCATATTTGGCAAAAGTATCGTTTAAAGGTTTAAGCCATTTAGGATCAATTCCTAATGCTTGTAATTGTTCAATATTCATCTTAATGCGACTTGTTCCTTAATCCAATCTTGAAGGCTAACTAATTGTTGCGTTGTATAGGCGCAAGCAAGTAGCTGGTCGGAGGGGCTGACATTAGCTCCTGTGGAGGGATTGGAAATGGAGGGCATTTGACCGCTACTGGAGTTGTGCAACCCACCATAATAAGACTTAATAGCAGATAACTTAGCTTCATAGGTTTCCTTGGTGGTTTTGTTTATGAGTTCCTGCTGTGTCCGAATGGATTCATTTTTTGCTTCTTGTTCTTTAGCGATATTTTTGATTTCTGTTTTATATGCTTCAAAACGATTATGCTCAACATAACCATAAAAGCACCCAGATAAAAGAACAATTCCAACCACAATCTTGACATAAGTAAGTATTGGTAGTGGAAACATTATTCTATTGGTTTAGAAGTCACAAAGCGCAATACAGCAACAATAATGCCAATCCCAATAAGGATAAAGCCATAATATTTTGGATCAATACTGTTTTGCACATAAGATAGATTGTCAAATAAAGCACCAAATATCACAAGTGCTAAAGAAAACCACATCGTTTTTGATCGATGGGCTTTCATTTATCAACTTTTCGATCTAGTTTATCGTCTATTTTGTCTAATTTAGCAAAAATAGCAGCAGCAATCTTGTCAAAATCTTGCTTAGACATATAATTACCAGCAATCAGAATCTCAATAGTATTGACTTTATCTACCAATATTTTATCGGCAATTTGTAGCTCTTTAACAGCCTCCCAAATAACCTTTAAGATCCAACCGCCTAAAAAGCCAACTAAAGCAATAACAGTATTTATTATTGTTTGCGAATCCATTGTTATTTCCTAGTTTTTTCTTTTTGAACTTGTTGCAAATAAGATTCGTAAGAAGCTAATGGAATTTTACCTAAGCCAATTTTACTAGGTGCTTGTAATAAATTACGCAATGCATTTTGACCTATTCCTTTTTCAAGATAGGCAGCAAATTTAGGATTATTAATAGCAGCTTGAGCTAATTTTGGAGCAGCAACACCAAAAGCAACTCCTTTTAAAGCATCCATATAATCGCCTTGATATAAACCATAAGCAGCTCCAGCAGCAGCAGGAACAGCAGCTTGTGCTAATCCTCTAGCAATGGTTCCACTATTTGGTAATTTTTCAGGCAATACAATTTTTCCAGCAGCAGCCAATTTTGATAATTCATTATCTTCCGCATAAAAAGCATTGCGTTTTGCTTTGGTTGTTAATGAGTTATATAGCAAAGATGGGCTTATATCGCCTTCTGCATTTTTTAATGCAACATCTTCAATTTTTCTCATGTTGCCCCAGCGTTTATTAGCTTCTTTTAAAGAAGAAACTAATTCTTTATTGCCAGTAGCTTCAGCAGAATCGCTAAGACCTTTATTTAATACATCACGCAAATCACGAGCATAGGAAGCAACATCAGTATCAGAACTTCCAGATAATCTATCTAAAGTCTTTTTAATGTTTTGATATTGTGATGCATTTAATTGATTGCCTTCTGATGAAGCTTTATTGAGAATATTTTTAATGTTTTTATCAATAATGCTGTATTGCTGATCATTTAAAATATTTTTTGCTTCATCATCAATAGCTGATAAATTGTTTAAAAACTTATCATCTGCACGAATATTTACTTTGGCAGCAACATCATCATAAATCTTGCCAATATTCTCTTTAGCATTAGAAATAACAGATGGAGTAATTTTGTCTGCATCTTCACCCATTGTCTTTGCAATGGCTTTGTTAAATGCTTGTTTTTGCACTCCACTAAACTCTTGTTGTGCGCCAGCAGTAAATAGATTATCTGATAAAGCAGCTTTTACTCGACCCAATAAAGCAGATCCAGTAGCTTGAGCTGCATCTAATGGTATTCCAGCTTCACGCAAAGTTTTAACTGCGTTTGCACCAATTTCGCCAATTTGATTAGTAATTGGTTGAGCAACACGACCTAAAGCATTAACTATTCCTTGACCAGCAGCACCTACACCAGCTCCAGAAATAACATTAAAAGCTTTGCTTTCATCTTGTAATGTAGGCTGAACTGCTCCCATTGTTGCTCCAGTTAAGGCAGCTTTTCCAATAGTTCCTCCTGGCAGTAATACAGCTTGTCCTAATTCGCCTGTAATATTTCCAGCTAAACCAGCAGGAGTTTCCAATAAAGGTTTATTTTCTTCTCTTTGCGCAAGAATTTCTGCTTCACGACCAGCAGCAGCTTCTTTTGCAGAAGGCATATTAAGCTTTTGACCAAATTTAGAAACAGCAGGAAATGCTTCTTCTAATTGTTGCGCCAATGGATCTAAAACTTGACCAATTCCTGTCATAGTTGTTTTACCAGAAGCTTTCAAACCTTTACCAAATAACTCTAAACCTGATTTTTTTGATAAATCTTCAGTAGGTTTGTCCCAAGTAATATCTTCATCTTTAGGCGCAGAAATTGTTACAGAACCTTTTGGCTCATCCCAAGTAATATCTTCATCTTTAAGATTAATTTTTGAATTAACTTTTTTTAAATAATTTCTTGTTTCTTCTGCTGAAGGCTCTTGACCAGCTAAAACAGCTTTGGCTGCTTTAGTTCCGCCATTGTAATGAGCAAGTGCAGCTTTAAAACTTCCATATTGGTTTTGAAGGTCTGATAAATATTGCGCAGCACCATGAGCAGAACTAACTTTGTCTGAAGTATCTACACCATAAGCTTCGGCAGTTGCTGGCATAAATTGAAAACGACCTTTAGCACCTTTTGGTGAAATAGCGGAATCATTTCCACCGCTTTCTGTAGATTCAACAGCAGATAATGCTCCTTCAGGAAGCATATATCTTTTTTCCAAAGATGCGTAAAGATTATCCATTATTGAATTTCCCTTGTTCCATCAGAATATTCTATTACTTTTTGACCGCTTTTTGTTTTACCAGTTCTAACAATTTGTTTATTAGATTGATTTGTTTCATTTTTTGGATTAACAAATTTATTAATAATATGTTGTTGAACTTCTCCGACATGAGTATCAGGATTTAATGTTTTGTTTTTATTTTTTTCAAGCAAATAACGTTGTTCTTCATAAGCAACTTCATTTTGTTTATGAGCAAAATCAATAAATCTTTGCAATGCTCTAGGATCACTTCCAATATCAGGATTATTTTTAAGATAATCGTTCATCATATTTGCCGTTGGATTGCCTTGCATTGCACCAATACCAGCAGTTACAGATTGAGCAATAAATTTATTCATAGATTGAGCTGCTGACAAATCGCCTTTTGCAACTTTATCCACTAAATCTTGAGGTGCGCCAATAGCTTGAAGTTTTTGAGCAATATCAACATAAGTTCTTGCTCCAGCACCTGGTTTAAAGTTTTTCATCAAATTCTCTGCTTCATTTAATCGCATATCAATTTGTGTTCCACCAGCAACTCTATTAGTAAGATCTTCTTGATATTTACCAAAGTTTTGAACGCCTGGAAGTGTTGGATTTAAATTTTTATTTCCCATTCCTTGAGGTTGAGAAATTTGATTAGTTCCAGATGTAAGCCCAACAATATCCCCAGAAGCATTAGTTGTATATTGAGGAGTAAGTTGCTGTCTTTGAATTGCAGCACCAGTAGCAGCAGATAATCCTTGATCAATTTTTGGTGCAATTTGTGTAGGATCATGAAGGGCTTGAGTATAGTATTGGCCTAACATTCCTTTAATTACATCGTCATGCAAACCTTTTGTTTTTAAAGTGCTGCCAACTTCATCTAATGCCCTTAATGCTTTTTCTCTACCTTCAGGAGTATTTTGTGCATCTTTAATTCTTGGATCTTTTAACAATCTAGCAGCTTCATTTTGTGCTACAACACCTTGATCATTTGTAAATCCAAATTGCGCTTTTTGTGCTTCAGTAGTTGCTTTTTTAGCTGTAGCTTGACCAGCTTCAATTTCAGAAGGCAATAATGTTGATCTTTTTTGTAATTCAAGATTTTTATTAGATATATCAAGCATATCCGCAATAGTCATAGATTTAGGCGCATTTTGACTGCCGTAAATGCTTGGATCAAGATTTTGACCTAATTGTGGAACTGTAAGTGATCCTATAGAAATTGCCATAATTATTCCTTAACCTACTTGAGGCCCAATAAATGATGATGAATTAGGATTGGTAGATTGATTATTTGTAAAGTTACTTAAAGCATTATTACCATATCCACCAGCACTTAATTGATTTTGCATAGCAGCATTTTGAGCTGTATTTTGTGCGCCAAGTTGAGATGCTGTTGCATAACCTATTCCACCTAATGAATTTGCTGCTCCACCATAAATATTGCCTTGTGCAATTTGAGAAGCAGCAGTAGCATTAGCAGAACCAATTCCTAAATTTGCAATATTGGTTGCAGTACCAAGTTGAGCATTTGCAGATCCTGTAGAACCAGCAAGACCTACATTAGTATTAGCTAAATCAATAGCTGCAATATTGCCTCTTTGGGTTTGAAAGTTATTAAATGCGTTTTGATAGGCATTAGAAGCATAATCTTCAGCAAACTTGGTTCTCGCCATATTTGCATTAGAACCACCACCACCTACGTTTATATTTTCGCTAGTAGCTCCTAAACCTTGTCCAAGCATAAATTGGTAATTTGGAGCTAAATTAGACTGTAAATCAGCAGCAGTAAATTGTTGATTAAAGTAAGGATTATTTGCAGTTAAACTAGCTAAAGGAGTAGCTCCATAATTTGCATATGGGGTAAATTGTTGCGATGCAGTTTGACCAGCAGCAAGTAAATTGCTTTGTTGTTGTGAAGCAGCATTAGCTTGAGTATTGGCAGCATTTTGCGCCCCTTGCGAACTCATATAAGCACCGCCTAAAACGGCTGCGCCTCCAATTACTGCTGCTGTTATTCCTCCTGCCATAATGCTTCTCCCTAATCACTAAAACCGAGATTATTAGCTAATAGCATTTTAATGCCATTAGAAAGCTTTTCGGTATCTTTTTGTTCAGTTTTATGTTCTAAAATTCGATTAGACATTAATCCACATTCAGGAATAATGTATAACCTATCCTCTATTGTTGCTATATCCGTACAATTATCTGGATTTTCGTAAATATCAATCCAAATAAGTTCTTCATCAAATACACGACCAACACGTTTGATTCCTGCTGGAGCATCAAATTCCATAGGAGCTGTCAAAGTCTTTATTTCATCATCAATATTGACCGCTATTGTTCCCTTTTTAAGAATTACTTTATAAGGGGTTTTATGTTCAGCACCAACAATAACTGACCAAGGAGGAGCAATCATTGTGCGAATATATTTGCCAGGTTCAAAATCATGCAAAAACTTTATATCCGCTTGAGGCATCTCCAAAAGAGCATCTTGAAGTCGTTCTACTTTTTCCCTTAATTGAATTACTGGAAGAATTTGTTTTTTAATTAATTGAGTATTCAAAACTGACCTCCTCCTATTCCTAATAAGGCAGTTAAATTAGTAAATACGCCTGTAGATGGGGTTATATCTCCAATAGGAGTGTTATTAATATCCCCACCATTAATTATGATGTAATTTACTGTTTGACTGACTACATTAGGGTTTTGAAGCCAAATAAGCCATTCTCTAGCTGGCCTTTGAGTTAAAGGATCTAAAAACTGGCTTTGAGGATACCGAATATTGGTATTAATTGGCCCAGTAGCCATTAGTTTTCCCCACCTTCAGCCTTTAAATTAGCAGAAACAATAACGGCTTTAATTGGATCGGAAACAACTACTTCATAAATACGATCTCTTGACCAACCCAATCTACGCCAAATGGCACGATTATTGTATTTTCCAACTTTACCAATAGTTACCCAATGTTCACTAGACCATGTAGAACCGCCATCAGATGACCAACGGAGCATAGATTGAGGATCATAGCCTTGACCAGTTTGTAAGCCTACACCAGGCTGAAATTGAATCTGCATTTCTGCAAAATATTGACGTTGAAGGTCAGTTACTAAATGAGGGCATCTACGCAATCTACGGATTGTTTTGCCATCTTCTGTATAAACTTCATTGTTTAATTGATAAATTTTTCCGTTTTCGTAATCCCCAACAAGATAATAATTACCAAAAAAAGCACCACAATTTGAACGATGACGATGGTATCCAGTTTGATTATCCCAAGAAAGCCATTTATGCCAAGCTTTAGTGGTTAAGTCATAAACCCAAGTCAAATCAATAGATGGGAAAGTAACTACATAGAACTCATGACCCTCTAGACGATAAGTATAGGCAACGGCATCACTTAGATTTACATTCATCAAAGTCTGCTCTACGGCATGATTTGATAGCCTTACAAAGGTATAGCCTTGAATTGCTCCAATAACGCCTTGACCACGAGCATCTTGAGAAACAAACATAATCTGTTCTTCAAATTGCCATACGCTATTAAAAGCAGCGCATCCATGCTGAAGCATAGTGCCTGAAATACGAGCAAATGGAAAAGTAGTTAATCCTGAGATTTGACTTCCTACATCCACCCAAACTTCAGTTGTTTGATCACCCATTAAATAGACTTGTCTATGATCTGCAATAACGCAAATAATAGGATCAGGTTCACCATCTTTTGTGCCGTAATAAGCAGCAGTTGAATAAGGAGAAGAAATATCGGTACAAGCCCAATTATTAGTGCCAACTTCGTTGTAAATGTTGTAATTGTCGATTACGTCACAACAAGAAGCACCACGCCAAGGGCCATCTGTATAAGCAATTTCAGTAAAAGTATCTGTAGCAGGAACGTAATAATAGCGTTCTAAGCCATCTACAATAAATGCAAAAATGCCATCTGTAGGGCTTCTATTGTAAGAAATCTGGCATGGGCCAGTAGTCGTATCTAAAGTGCCAATTAATGTTGCGTTGTAAGCCTCATCTATTTTATAAACTTGATCAGCGCAAATCACAATCATAATAAAAGGAATGGTTCCATGCAAAGGAAACATTGCTCTTACTTCTCCAGGTGGAAGTTGGGCTACTTCAACAAGTCCTGGAGTAGGATATAAAGCTATTGCGCCTCTAGATCCTTGACCTTTATTAGGATCAATCTCCAAGTAAAAGTTAATACATTCCTGATCGCTTTGATAAATTGAAGGAGCTTCATAACTAGGGCCGACAAAACCAAAATCCATAAATTACTCGCTTTCCTTGTATGAATCACCACGCAACAAGGTTTTCATGCTTGCACGACTTAAATTAAATTTTTCCATTAATTGTGGAATAGTCATACCAGTTTTCCTAAGCAAACGAGCTTCTCTAGCTTGTTCCATTGTAAGTTTGCAACGAGGGCCTTTGCCACCACTAAAGTCTGGGCTACGACCTTTTGCAGCTTTATCTGCCATATTATCAGCATGATTGCCAACCCATAAATGCTTTGGATTGCAACAAGAAGGATTATCGCAAGTATGTAAAAGAAAGCCTGAATTATCTGTTGATTTTGGCGCATTAAGATTAATAGAGTTTGGATAGACAAGCGAATAGATGACTCTATGGGCATAGTAGCCTTTGTCATTAATCCAAGTCCTTCCATATCCATCATGATTCCTAAAGCCTTTCCATTCCCAACATTCATCTTCACCACGCTTATCAACTTTGCTCCAAAGAACTTCAGCAGTATTTGCTGGTCTACCGCAATTTGGTGAACCAAGCCCAGCTTTTCTAAGTTGATACCAATGTCTTTGTTTTGCCAACTTTTCTTCTTTTGTATACATAAAAATCTCCTGTTGTAAGAAATTTCACTATACATAAAAGAATCAATCTTGTCAAACAATCCTCTACCTGAAAAAACCCCCACTCAAAATCCAACCAGCATCTTTAGCTCTACCAACAAGCATAGAGTCTGGATAACCAGCAGCAGCGATTGGTCGCATATTGTTGCGTTTAATAGTTGACTTAGATTGAGCTGCATAAGCATTAATCATGCCAATTTGCGTTGCAGAAGCTTTGCCATACATAGGCATCAATCGTTCAGCCAAATTCCATCTAAGAGCCATTGAATAGCCTTGTGGAAGCACAATATCGTCATACAAAGTTTCATAGTTACTGAAAATGG